CATTGTAGACTTGCATGGGCATGACTTGGCTGAGGTGGCATTGATGTCCATGATATCGGACCCAATCTGCTGTGCCTATGATTTCCTGTTCGGGTTCACACCCGGGTTCCCAGATAAAATAATCACGTGCATAAAATTCTGTGTTTTTCCAGGCACCGCCGTAGGTCAAAATAAACTGACTGTGTAGATCATGTGCATGCACAGCATTGGCCACAAAGGTCCTGTGCGGCTTGGGACAACCCAGCAAGGCATCAAATGCTCTGGGCTTGGCCAACCAGGGACGCAACTGTGCCAAGACGTCCGGCAATGCGCGATAAAGACCTGCTGTGGTTTTAAACCAGTCACCCCAGTAGATCATGTTGCGTTGCATGTCGGGGCTGTCATTGACTGCGCCGGGTTGGCACCAGTAAACATTGGGCCTGTGACACTGACTCCAAATGGTCCAGTGATACTCATGCAGTTCGCTTTCAAAACTAAACACCAGGTCACTGACCTCGCTGAGCCGTATTATCTTATCTTCAAACCCTTGATAGGCTCCAGACTTGTCTTCAAGATCGCAGTGCAGTCTATGTGCCGTAAATGCTATTTTGTGTGGATAAGGTGATTGCACATATTCTTCATAGTCGTGGAATACCTTGCGGCCCCCTGGCCATTTCAACAAGGGAATCCAGTCAACATCCAAGACCTGGCTGTCAATGTACACTGATATCATGATTTGTAGTTGTCAAGAAATTGTTGCAGATTGCCATACAGATTTAGCCAGACTGCTTCTTGGCTGCCAAAAAAAACTATTTTCTTGGGTATGCCTTTGGTGGCTGAGATATAGTATGGCATCTGTATTTTTTTATCTAGTGCTAATATCACACGTTGATTAAATTGTTGTGGATCCGGTATTGACCACTCATAGCGTGCCAGGTCCAACTGTTCTGTAAACACTGCATAGCCTGGACCGGTCAATCGCATGCCACCATTTTTTCTAATGTTGAACCACCAGGTGCGCATGGCCTGAGTGATCGTGATACACAGGTCAGGATCCAATTGTGCGACCAGTTGTTCGGTGAGTTTTCGTTTATCTCGCACTTCAAGGATAAATCCGATCGCCCGCGGTCAACAAAACCACAGTGAACCGATCGGTCTTGAACTGTGTGTTTAGTTTGCGGGCTAGATTTCTAGCATGGCCGGGATTAGAGAAAGAAACCTTTTTGTATTTGGGTCCCGGATACTGCACCAGGAGATTGCTGGTCTTGAGATTGATGGGCTGATTTTCATAGAACACCGCCCACACTCCTTCTGACGCCAGCACCTGTTCGGTCTTGTAGGTCACTTTGTTGGTGTGTTCAATCAACACCCTAGGTTTGGGTCGGCTCATGGCATAATACTCCTACATTTATTTATGCCAAAATATAGGTATATTTTAGAATGAACCGCCTTGTATCTCCACTTTTAACACATCTGTGTTGGCGGTTTTGGTTTGTTGTTCTTGCAGACTCTGCAAGGCCAGCAACAAGCGAGTGATGTCGGCATGCAGATCTCGGGCTTCGTTCATGGTCATGACCAGGTCACGGGCACCGCGGGCTTCTTGACCGCGCACACGGTCAACGAATTTCTGTAGGTGTATGGTCATTGGCATCACTTTCTGAATGGAATGGTCCTGCATGTTCATAGCGTTGCAACACTATGAGCTTGGGTGCCAGCATGGTCTGCCAGCTACGGCCTCGCCTGACACGATACCACCCTGCGGCAAACCATGATTTGCTCTTGGCGGTGCGAGTGTACACCGGCAGGTGTTGTGTGACCGACCACATGGCATTGTACACACGTCCCTGGATGGGATATCCATGTACCTGGTTGTCAGGGACCACGGTGGTGGCATGAGGTCTTGATTCAAACTTGATATTGACTTTTTGTGCAGCCATGCGGATGGTGGGAAACTGTGAGGTTTCATTGCGTATGCGTACCTGGTATCCGCCGGCACAGGCCTGCACATTGCCTACCTTGCGATTGTTCTCTTGCAAGATCCAAAATTCATTGTCTATCACGGGTTTAGCTACTAGTGTCATCGAGTACTCCTTTGTATGTTTCATTCATCCATCGAGCAAAACTGTCAGCCGACTCCGAACACTTATTCAATTCATATTTGCCGCAGAACTGCATGAATCTTACTCCCACCTGGCCCACGTCCTTGTGGCTGATCTGTTCACGTATGGCAGCATCTACCACTTGTTTAATATCTTCAGGCTGTGCTGTCAAATCAATCAGAGTTCTGTTGCGTTCATAGTCATCCAAGACTCTGTGTTCCACACCATCTGGATCTGTCCAGCGTTGCAACATCATGTTGTTCCAGGCATAGCCTTGTTTGGCGCGGTCCGCAAATGCTTCCTGTAGGCCAACCTTGTTTCGAGTTCCTTTGGTCCTGACTCCGGGGTAAGCAGAGAACACATTGTCCGACGAGTCTCCACGCATGCACTTTTCAAACAGAAGCCATTCTGGATTGGGTACTTGCTTAGGCTCTTTAGTTTTCTTATCGACAACCGCTTTGCCCTTGGCATCGAATATTCCTTCTATGGTGATTAATTCGTCGGTGATTCCGTTGTATTGTTTGACATTGGCGGCTACCAGTTGAACAAAGTCAGTATCTGAACTGATAACAACATGTTCGTCTTGGGGGTGTAATGCGATCCAGCGAGCTATGATGTCGTCGCCTTCTGCGGAGGGACAACGTATCACGCTACAGTTGGTCCTTTCGCTCAGGTATTTAGTCAAGTTATCATAGGTTTCCCAGAACATTTTGTCTTCTTCTAGTTCTGCCTCTGTGAGTGACTGACGGGCCACAGCACGATTATTTTTGTAGGGTTTGTACAGGTCCTTGCGCCAGCTACGGCCTTCCAGGGCAAACACCATGTGATCGGCTTCAAAACGCCGGGCCATCTTGTTGGCCGCCATCAGCGTGACATGCAGGGCAAAGCCCACTTTTTCCCAGGTATCACTGGCACGGAAAGCTCCGTGTCGGGCACGGAAGAAAAGATTGGCAGTATCTACTAGAACATATTTCATACAGCAATTATAGCATGATGCTGGACAGAAGTCAATCAGATAAACCGATTGCTCATGATATAATTCAGTATGAAACGATGGAAAACCGAATGCCCGTCGGAGCCAAAATGCCATGAATTGGGTGCAACTGTGTCGATGCCCTGAGCACGTATTATGGCATCATATGTTTGTTTGGAGTCGTAAGGACCAATGTAGTTGTGGCCCCAATCGAGGTGATCCTTGACAAGGGCAAAATCATTGTTGCCATTGAAGAAAATATGCTTGATGCCCAGATCGGCTAGCTCTTGGTGGAAGGCCCAAATCTCTCTATGTGCTTGGTGGGTTTTGAGTTTCCAGTCTGTACCTGTCACAAAGTTGCGATATTTTTCTTGCAGTGGTTGCGGAACGTGGTCGATGCCACTGGCACCCACTTGATAATACACACCATCGTGCAACCATTCTTCACGCTCCCAGGTGCTCCATTGTATGATCACAAGCATGTCGTTGTAGGATACCTGTTGACGCAACCAGTCACGTGTGGTGCGCAGGATGCGAGAATTGGAGCTGGCACTTTCGGCCGCACAATGGAATCCGGCCTTGAGTGTTTCACTGAGTCTGCGTCCCCAGCTGACGGCCAAGTTGGCCGGATGTGGCGTCCTGCCCAGATAAGCCAAGTCTGCATCGTCTTCAGCAAAGGCATGCGGATTCACTGCTTCTGCAGCCGCGGCATGGCTATCACCGTTTACGTACAAGATCATGATACTTCGCTACGACCATCTCCGATGTCACGTGTCTTGACCACACGACTGGGATTCATGGCCTGTTCCTGCTCCCAGGTTTCAAGCACAACATTGCGGCATACTGCCTGGAACCAGCGATCCACGATGTCATTGTCAGTGTCATCGGGTCGCATTTGATAGCCGGCCCTCACCAGGTTGGCCACAAATTTTTCATTCCAGTCCAGTTCAAAACTGCCTTGGTGCAGATTTTCTGGATCCACTTCCATGCTGAGCATGGCCACATAGGGTTCGCCACGTTCAGTGGCCAGGTCCTTGGCAGATTTCTCTACTTTGGGCGCACGAGGCGTTGCCGCCTCTTTGATTTGCTTCTTTGCAAAACGTTTCTTTATTTGGTCAAAAAATTTCATGGTTACTCCTTTAGTTGCCACATTAAATGTTCCTGGCGAGCATGCCAACGATATTCAATCACAGGTGTTCCTGGACCGGTCCAGGTAGCGATCCCACGATACGCTTGGGTGCCTGGCCATAGACGTCGGCCAGTGATAGCACAACGTTGGGGCCATAAGACTCTGCACAATTTCCATTCAGCTCGTATGTAAAAACTGCCATCATCCATGCCGGGTATGGGACTCATGATCTTCTGGTGTTTCCATAGTGTAGTACAGCCATGCCCGGCATGTCGAACGGCAATCTGCGCCAGGGATCGACTATGACACTGCCAGGTTTGATCTTGTAATAAAAACGGTCGGCATGATCTCCGGCAACATAGTCATAGGTCACCGAACGATTGTGTGCCATCAATACCACAGCAGGTTTATCAAAGTCAATGACCACATCCGCAGTGTCGTCGGCCATGGGATCCACATATAGCACCTGATGACCTGCTTGCTTGATGTAGTGCCCAATCAATGTGCTATAACTTCCAATACAGTAAGGCACGTCGGGCTTGTAGGCCTTGCCGTGTATGACAATGGGCAGATTGTGCTTGACAGCCTGTGCCACCAGGAAATCAGCTAGGTTACGAGCCTGCATTTCTCTGGCCTGCATGATGGTGTCAAACATGTCATAGCCAATGTCATACTCTTCGGCCAACCAACGCAAGGCGATGTTGTCTCTGGGATGACAAGCTCCGGCATCGCCCATGCCCGCGGTCATGTATTTGGGTCCCATGATACGCTGAGTGCTGCGAGCCAGG